ATAGTTACAGATTTTTCGTGAAGATACGAAACTAATTTTGAGACTACAAGTGGTCTTGTCTTTAAGGATGTAGTAAATCCAGGTACCATACCTTGACCATTTTCATATCTATTAAGATATTGATCTGCATTAGTCATAGATACATCCATTTTAGGAGAATAATATAAATTACGATATCCCCTATCTATTAATTGTTGTATTACTGCCCATCCTATATTTGCATTTTCTACTACTAATAATGCATCATTATATTCTGTTGCTACGGCAAATAATAAATTTCCATAATCTTTAGTTTGAACCTGTGCCTTAAATTCTGCTACTTGTGTAGCCTCTTCTATATCAAATACATGAAATGCAGAAAAATCATTACCATCACCTCTAGCAACATCGGCTACTACCATGTAATCTCTAGAATAATCAGGAATTTGCCAAACCCAAAAATTACCATCTACTCCTCTACGTTCTACAGGATCTTGTATGTGGGTTTTTTCAAAAAAGTTTAGAATATCTGGTTCTACTACCGTATCACCTGAGGTGCTAAAATCACAATCACATTCCTGCGCAGCCATTCTAGGGCCTAATACTATATTTTGTTCTTCTCTCCAGGATTCATCTCGCTCCGGATGTACTGTCCAAGGTAATCTAATAGGTAAAAATGTATTTTCTCTAGCTTCCGCTCTAGTCCAAGTAGAATGAAACCAATTACCAGTACCATAAGGAGTACTTAATGCTATACAACCACCTCCAGTAGCTAGTGTTTGTTGAGCTGAGGCAAATATTTCTTCGATTCCATCTATAAAAGCTGCCTCATCAATTAATAATAAAGAAACTGCTTCTGATCTACCTGCGTCCGAACTTGCAGCTACTGCTTTAATTTGGGAGCCATTTGCTAATCGTAATGATAATTTATTATGTTCTACTGTTTTTATTTGTAACCATTGTGGTAATTGGTCATAAGCAAATCTTACTTTAGTAACCATATTTTTTGCAGTTTCCTGCTTTGTTGCTATACAAAGTACGTTTTTATCTTTATGAAATAACATCATCCATAAAGAATAAGCTGAACATAAAGTTGAAATACCTAATTGACGGGATTTATTAATAATAACATAATCCTCCCTATTCATATGATTTAAAACTTTTTCTTGAAAGGGATATAGATTAAATTTTATTCTACCTCTTTTAGGGTGTTGAATAGTATAATACTTTTTCATAAAATACACCGGATCCTTAGCGCATTTTATAAATTCACTTTTAATTATATCTTTTAGATTCTCAGCCACTTTAATTTATTAGGATGGCTGCTCCTAATGCTACAACAATACCTGCTCCACCCATTAATTTAGTTCTTAATTTAGATTTTTTAAGTTCAATTTGCAATTTATTATTCAATTGTTCTTGGGTATAAAATTGTTGGTCCTTTTTATCAATTATAGATTGATAATTTTCTACTTGAGTTTTTAAATTAGCAACTAATGTACCTTGTGTTAAAAGTTTATCATTAGTTTCGGTTAAAATAGTTTGCATAACCTGCATTTCATTAGAAAGACCATCAAATTGAATAAGGTCCTTAATTACTAAACGAGCTATAGGTTTAGTTAATTGAATCTGAGTACTGTCCGTAACGCTTTGCGAAAAACTGTTCCAACTCATCATCACCGAAAAGATCAACAGCATTAAGTTGTTGCCTAGTTTCTTTTTTGATAACATAAATTCTAGTATTTAGTTGTTTAATTTTTTTGTCCGATTCTTCAATAGCAAATTCTAGAGAATCTGCTTCCTTTTCAAGGAAAGTATTTTTTTGATGTAATGAATCTACTTTCTTTTCTAATGCATTAATTTTAGCATCATACTCAGATGTATCTATTTCCTCTCCTTTAAAAATATAAAATAGTAATCCGAAAATTACTAGTATAGCAATAATATTAAATATATTAGATTTTGACACCTTTTAATTTCTCATATTTTTTCTTAGCTGCCTGAAATTCAGGAGTAAGGTTTTTTAGCATTTGTAATGCTGTTTTTTTATTTTCATCCGATTCAGATGTTTTATAAAGCTCAAGATGAGTTTGCATTTGTTTTTGAATTCGTTGAAAATCTTTAATTATTTTATCTTGTCTAGTTGCTTTTGCTTGCACTTTTTTATCGACAGTGGCACTGCTTTCATCTCCCGGAATTTCTAATTCAATATCGTCTTCCTGTTCTGGGAGAACAATAGCCATTTCATTTACTTTACCTCTAATAATATCAACATGATTTTGAATATATCCATGTTCATCTACTAAATCTAAACTTTGAGACATATCCATTATAGTATCAGCTATACCCTGAGATTTATCAGCAAATTCTTTAGTTACTCCATCTTTAGAAGAAAGAGCTATTTTTTCCATTCCAAATAAAGCATCATGTAATTTAGCTAACTTAATTATAGTTTCTTGTTCTTTAACCGAAGGCATCCCGTCAGTAAAATCACCCGCCATAATTCTTTTATATAAATTTTGAGCACCTGGGCATATATCAAAATGTTGGGTTTGATACCCATAAATGTCTAACTCCTGTTTAAAGTCTTGTTCATATAAAACAGTATTTTTCCAATTTTTTACGCTAAAATTATCTTGCATGATTTAAGTTTATTATAAATATTTAAAATTTAATTAAATCTAATATTTGCTCTATACGCTCACCAGTAGTACCTTTTATGATATGTACATTTTTACATCTATGACCAAACGTATTCATAGCTTTAATAACTGCAGTATCAATTTTTTCTCTATACTCTAAATCAGTTTCTCTAATTCCATTGTCTTCCATAGTAGTGCCTATAGGATCTATATAAAATATATAATCATATTCTCCCACAAATACTCTAGCATAATCTTCAAAATATTCTTTATCTTTAAAATCAATAGAATCAGCTAAATTAGTAAATGCTATAACATCTAATATTGTTCTATCCATTATAACATTTTCTTTCATTAATTCAGCTACACGCTCCGCTAAAAATATAGTTTGACCCTTTAATGTAGAATCAGTATTTAATGGAATACCTAAATCCATTAAGTATTTACTACGTTCAGTAGCAAACTCATAATCTTTAAATTGTTCTAATTTTTTAAGTTCATTTACTAATGTAGTTTTACCTACACTCATTGTACCACATAAACCTATTTTCATATTATTGTTTTTTTAATAACCAACTACTTGATTGTATTTTTTCACCTACTCCATCTATTAAAGATACACCTAATTCCTCACATATCCTAGCTTCAGGTATAGTATCATTATTTTGATCTCCACCATTTGCAAATGATAAATCATGTGTTTCATTAAATATAGAATGTATTTCCTTAATAGATTCTATTTGGGTTCTATCTTGATCTATAGAAACCATAGCAAAATCAACATATTTAATTGCTTTAACTATAATTAATCTTTCATCTTCTTTTTGAAATTCTTTAGAACCCTTTAAAAATCTTTGTAAATCAGAATTTACAATGACTATAAGCATATCACCTAGAGCTTTTGATTTCTCAAATAGCTCTAAATGACCTTTATGTATAGGGTTAAAATAACCAGATACTATAATTGCTTTTTTCATTAAAATCTAGATTGAACTTGAGGATTTTTATCTGGTGGAACACCATTTCTATCTCTTCTTAATTCCATCCATTCGTCTCTAGTTTTTAAAAAACCATATAAATAGTATTCGGGTTTTTTCTTAAAACTTCTAGGGTATCTAATGGCAGGGCCATTCCAATTATGGAGTTTATTATCAAAAAATGTGATGGTAACACCATCGGGGGTTGTGATTGATCTTGTACGCCAATCGTCTTTTACTTTAGGGTATCTCATAGACATATAATATAACATTTAAAATTAACACATAAATATACGAAAGATATTTCGGGTATCCAACTATTTTTTGCGAGATGTTTTACCTTTTAGGTATGCATTTTCTTCCTCTAAAAATTCAATTTTTACTTTTAAACCGGAAACTTCAGATGATAAACTAGTAATAGTTTCTCTCATTTCATCTTTTTCTTCAGAGGATTCTATTAATAAACATTCTAACTTAGCAACTCTAGCTTGTAAATCTTGAATAAAATTTTCGTTAGCTTGTTGTGGATTACCCTCCTTATCGGATTTTAATCTTATTTTAGTTTCATAAAATCTCCATGCTCCAACACTACCAAGTGCTGAAATTAGGGCTATGAGTAAATGGATAATATTTTCTTCCATATTGAGGTGTGTAAATAAATATTAGTCATTATTTTTATTTCTATATTGAGTTAAAACCTCATGGCGTAAATCTAAAAATAATCTTATTTCCTCAATTTTATCCTTTTTAAAAAAATCCGATTCGTTATAATTAAATAAAAAATATAAATTTATAGCGTCAAGTAATTGCTCTAATTCAGTATTAGATAAGGCTTTCGGCAACGAAGATTCCTTGTGCCCCGCTGACAGTAATTCCTCTAGCTGAGAGGGCATCTCCGACGAAATGGATATTTTCATATTTAGTTAAACTTAAGTTATTATAATTAACTAGGGGTTCTGGTGATAAATATTTAACCTCTGGTATGTAAATGCCCCAATCGTGTCTTAAAGTTGGAAATACCTTTTTCATATCCTCAATAAAATCATCAATGTATTGAAAATATCCATTAAACTGGTCACGAACTACATCTAATTGATCTCTATTTATCATAATAGATGAAACATCTGCACCTTCCGATGTTTTAGATGGTCTTCTAGATGGACTAAAATATAAACCTGTTCCATCTTTTTGTATAGAATTAACTACTTTTCTAGACCAAGTAAATGGTTCCTCTATACCTTGTATTTCCATTAAAATACCAAAGTTAGTCATATCATTTCTAAATGCCTCATCTTTTTTAGCGTGGCCATTGTAACTGTGATCACCATAAGTTTCCTCTACTGCAACATAAGCGGCATTATTATTAGTACAAAATGATCTTAATGATACACCTTTATCTTCAAATTTTCTATATAATTTAAAATCATA